TTAATTATTACATTTGTTTATACATACTATATTTTTATTTGTTTATGTTCATATTATTTATGCAATATTATATTATATGAAATATATAAATATAAACAAATTATTTACTGGATCGTCCCTATATATCTAAACACACGTGATAATATAATATTCATAATGTCACTTAAAGACATTATACTATCTCCGTTTTATGCAAGTTTATTGATGGAATCGCATATAGGAAAAGGAGGCGCATATGTAACAGACATATTAAGCGCATTTATTGAGCAATGCAATATCACACATGAATACATAAAATCATACATGCATTCAATATATTTAGATGAATCGACAAATTTGCACACATATATACGCGACAATATAACAGAAAAATATAGTAATATTAATAAAACAATAATAAATTTATTTGAAAAAAATATATATTATCATACACGACTTATAGATTCAATTATATTCTATGTATTACCATCTGATTTTAAACCACATCATATAGCATATTTATACGAATGTGCATTGATTCCGTCAAAATATAATATTGAGTGTGTTAATGATGAAATATTAAAATTAAGGGAATATGTAAATAAATATCCAACGATTTTTCCACAACATGATATTCAGCCAATAATCGAACTCGTTACATATACGGTTGCAAAACTCATAATAACAATAGAGCCTGAGTTTATAGCTAGTGGTGGTTTTACAAACGTAAAAGAAGCACATTTAATATCTGTGTATATATGTCCATCATATGCAATAATAATAGATGGTAATAGTGGTATATTTCAAAAAAATATAGATATGGATGGAAAAATTAAATTGTTATCGGCATGCATATATTCAAAATTAAAATTGCGTTCCATGGATACAACCGATTTTTACGAAAAAGCTGGTTTGACACAACATGGGCAACCATTATCGTCAGATGTCAGTCACGATTATTTTACAATCCCAAATCAGTTAACAGGAACATGTGTATTATATGGCTTTTATTATTTCATTTATTATATGTATGCTTCGAACGATGCAATTGAACTATTTAATGCATTTGATATAATGTTAAGAATGCGTATTTGGGACAATTTAATTAATATTGCATATGATGATATACGTAACGATATTATAAAAAAATATGTTGATGATATTTATTTTGACACCATGATAATATGTAAACACCAAACAAAAAAATTAAGTGAATACATTTTAAAACATTCACTAGACAAACAAAATATTATAACACACATAACACAATTATACGAACAACAATCGCACGATTTGATTGAGCGTGATGGATTATTAAATAAATTGCTATTAGCTGATGTACATTTGCATTATACTGCACGTGTGCGTGATCATAATGATAAATTAAATAAGTTTTTTACGCGATATGCACAAATGGTCATTGAAATGAATCGTGTCGATCCACCACGTGATTTGCAATTGACTGGGTATGTTAAAAATAATCAATTGCGCACAAGTTATTTAAATACCGATCATCTACAAATTATTACAAGATATCAACAAAAATTTTTTGAACGCAAAACAAATACAATGCAAAAATTAACGCAATGTTCCCAATTTATTGAGCATTTAACAAACGTACAAAAACGCGACATAATACCAATGCACATATGTGTTAAAATATTATACGATATGTTTAATAATATTAACTCGAATATAAGTACCGACGATTCTATAACTGACATTGATATAAATAGATATCTTTCACATATTATTTATATACAATATGCTGTGTGTGCAATAGTTGATTGTAATAAGTTTATATTGTTAATTACTACAAATATTGCGATAAATATTTATGTTAAAGTACAAGAACACTTGTCATTTAAACTCGCTCAAATAATTCTAAATGCAGAACGTGATGAAGATAAAGTACAATATGATGACTTGGTTGGTTTTCGCACACTTTTGTCTTATGCATCACTACAATCGTATTTAAAGACCGTTAAGGCAGAATACAATATATTTAATGATAATATTAATGATATCGTTAACAATTTATTTAAATATTCGAGATATTTCATGGTAACCACTGAAAATATACAATCATGGACAGCATGCTTACATGACACAAGTAAAACATGTAATAATACGAATGTTGAATCAATATCGGTAGACAAGACACCTGGTAAATATTATTTAAAATATGATATCGATGATTCCATATTAAAAATAGATTTTGATTATTCGACCGTTCCGGCTAATATGATGCATATATTGGCGTCCGTGCCTGCTAATATTATAACTAACTTACGAGTGTTAGATGATTCAAAGCAACATAAGATGGATACCGTGTATGCGCATTTTAATACGGATGTCAAAAAAATGGTACATCTATTTAACATAAGTAATACCATCGAAAAATTATTTATTATTATGAATAATTGTATTAACGCACCAACTGCATCTAGCCGTACATATAATATTCGCACCAAGGATAACGTTTACGAACAATTAATGATGTACGCTAACATAAGCGAATCATCACGTAATTTATTAAAAACAACAACAATCGATCTTGAATATGCCCCCCAAAATTGCTTTATACAACAAATTAAAATACCTCTGTACACCGATATAGAAAGGATAAAAGATGACAACTATTATTTTATCATTAAAATTTATGATTGCAATCATGAGCTTGAATGCGAAACTGCCAAAATAACATATGTTCAGCTCAGCGCCACATGTGGATATGCTGATTCTAATTACTTTTTGATAAATATATCATTACCGCAAGTATTTATTATGTTATCATCATCAACATATTCTATTGAAATATGGGATAATTCAGAAGGAATATGTAATAATAATAATAATGTAACATATTTAATAGACATTACAAAAAGTAGTGATATGGCAAATGTACACGATATATCATATACATACCACACAACACCGATTGGTGTTTTATTACAATGTCCGCGTACACTTAATTTCAATCCAATTAGCGATATATATTTAAATACATATGGAACTAGCATAATCGCAAATAAGTTGTTTGATTTTGAAATAAACGATCGGCAACATACGGTTGTCGATGGTGAATTAGCACAATCTACGTCGCATGAAATAGATAACTTTGAATCATTTATTCATTCGAATACGGATATTATGTCGCAATTGGGATTAACATCAACAAGTGATATACAAATAACATCAAAAACATTACCAAATAACTATATGATAGATTACGATAAACAATATATTGAACGCAATTATTCGGTTGCATTATATGTAACATATACGGAAACACCGCCCCAATATGTAATTTTTGGAAGCGGTATAAATTTTATTATGATCGATTTATGTAAAAATGCTGAAAATATGGTAGTACGTTTATTAATTAATCGAGAACATATATTAAATTTTATCAAATTAAACTTAAGCAGAATCCCTATTGATTTTATACACGTTAATGGCAACTTACTAATACATTATATTGGCGGTGGTCATGGTCAATTAGGAGCTATTATAGATTTCAAAAAATATACTTCGCCATATTTTAAAACAATTGATAAAGGTAATAATCATGATAATTTTACAAGTACATTATTAACAATTTTTCCAGACAATGTGCGTTATATTAATATAGCTGGTATTGTTGATGCGGTTGATAACGATGATTTATTAACGTTAAATAATATTAGTAATATTGATATTGAAAATATATTTAATGAATTATATAACGTAGCTATTTATACAAATTATGAATATTACGAATATTTTAAAAAGTATATCTTTTTTGCAACCACCCTATCACATACGTGCGATTTTGCATCCATCGTAAATGTGAACAAAAATATTGTTGAAAAAATAAAAATGCACGTATTAATTAATGATATTGAAAATTGTTATTTAAATGATAATATAATTCTGATTATTCTTTGCATGCTTGTTACGTACAATATAATAAACAGACAAAATGTGGCTGTTGAAATAATAACATTTTTAAAAAAGAAAATCGATGAATTACAACACATGCGCGTGTCCGATATGTGTAATAATGATCATTCAATATGTATGCTATATTATACATTAACTGATTATATTGATATCGACCATATACACTTTATATATGATAATAAACTAATATATACATTAAATGTATGCGTATTTATTGAAAGTTTAACACCGCGCATGATAGACAATATTTCAAAAAGTTACTCTCATTGCACAATATTGAATAGAATATCATATTTATCTAATTATGTGATTGTTGAACATATAACAAAAGATGACGAATTGTTTTGGTTACACCTTGCTAATAATAAATATTTTTTAAATGCGACATACATTGCTGTAGTAAATGATCATATATATGCAACGATGAATGATAATTTTATTTTTTTTAGAATACCTGACGACAATACTGTTTATGGACAATGTTATACTGACGTATTTGATTATGTGATTACAATACATGTTGAAGATGCACAATACTATACAATACATCGAACGTATGATGGTAATGACTTTATATTAAACGGAGATGTCCTTAATGAAAATGTGCGCCGAATATTTAATAAAATTAATTCAAATAATGTTATGGTGTGGTCATGTACCGATGAAAATCGGTATATGATTGAATATCCATCAATAAAACTTCACGAAAAGAGCAATTATTTAACATTTTATTTCAATGAACACGAAATAACGTGTTCTGGTAAAAGTGTGATAATTGATAGTGATGACCCATTACTCAATATGTGGATATTTCGCGTAAATAATTCGTTATTATTATATGATATCGCGGATGCATCATATCAACTATTATTTACAAACTATGCGTCAACACATTATATAGATCAATATAAAAAAGGTAATTGGGATATTATTCCAGAGAAACCATATGATCTTGAACAAGCTATTATGCCGTATTTTAAAAATAATATATACTTTGTAGTATCGATACATTATACGCATATGTATTTACTTTTTGATAATGTTATACAAATAAATATATATTATACATTGTTGAGTATATATGGAAAATCAATATGTATGAAAATGTTAACCAACCAGTTAATACATTATAATATAAATAATATTATTAAAAAACATACACATCCCGATGTTTATATTCGTATATGGAACACATCATTATCTAAACAAAAATCGCATTTACACACGATTAAAAACAAAAAAGATGATCTAAGACCGGTATCATTTCAAGCTAACCAATATGATTATATTGGATTAAATAATGTATTATTGTCATATTTTAATAGTCCTTTTAAATATTGGTTCAAACATAAACTACAAGATTTACTAACTCATGTGCATTCATTAGAACATGTACGTGCATTAGAACATGTACGTACATACGATAATATAAATAATTATTACCCCCCGCAATTTCAAACACAATATAATGTTATACTAGATGATACGTCTGATTATCTTGCGGACATGACGGAACTAACTGATGTAATCAATCGCATTAATCCTATTATTTTCAAAAACGTACGAATTAAGGGGGATGATATTACGACGGATGATTCTAATATTAACGAATATTTGCGAACAGTGAATACATGTGAATTTAATGATGGTATAACATCCGATACAATAATATCATTATTAACGTCGTGCTATGAACGTATGTATGACAATATACAACCTGATCAAATTTATAAAAAAATATTTAGCACGGTTATGTATGGTAGTTACAACAATTTAAATAATATATTATTAAGGTGTAAAACAGACATATATAAGCTAATATATTTATCGAAAATGCGCGAAATTTTAAATAACGTTCGTACAATATGTATTAAACATTGCACATGTATTGATTTTATAGAACTTCTCAAACAGATTAATATGGATAGTTTGTATATAGGGGCTCGAAATAACGCAGTATGTATTTTCGAGATGATCGTCGGGAATATTATAAAAAAATCACAAAAACAATTTGTAGACACAATATGTGCAGAAATATCGGATACTAAAATTTATAATATTCATAATTTATTAATGGGTCAGGGGAAAACATCGGTATGTACACCAATTATAATATTATCACATTTAATTAAATTTAAACGCATAATAATAGTGTCTCCAAAAAATCTTGTAAATCAAACTTATAATTATTTATTAAAATATTTTGGTTCAGTGTTCAGCAACATAAATTTATTTTTATTTGAGACAGGTCGATTAGATAATTTTGAAAATAATACATATGTTATGTTTGATAACGAACCAAGTATAATTGTTACAGACAACGTAAGCATACAAAGTATGTTGTTAAATATCGCAAATCATGCTTCAGAAAAAATAACGGTTGAGTCAGATTCGATCCATTATACTCCCCAGTCACTAATGTATGGAGGAGGTTTGGATTATTTTGCAAAATGGATGCGTGTCAATGTATTACATGATATATTAACAAGTGAAAATGATATGCTTGATAAATACCATATTGATTTTGATACAGTTCGCATCAAACAACATGCATATATTGAAAATCATGATATTGCTGGTGCTGATAAATACCACAATATGTTAAGAAACTCGCTTATTATCAGCGATGAGATTGATAAATTAATGGATCCGCTGTTAAACGAATTAAATTTTCCTATTGGTCCTAAAGTTGTGCTAAAAGAACAACAATATATTGTAGACACAATATTGTATATCATGAATCAGATATACATAACAAATGATAATATTATGCCATCGTTTACATTAATGGAAAATGCAAAGCAGTATGTTATTGCAATTTATCAAAAAATTATTCCAACAACTGACGATGAATTTTGGTATGAATTTAATTATGCAAAATACATATCATCAATAATTCCAACAATTCAAAAACATCCAAAAAAGTATGTTGTAAATTATCACGTCATTGGTTACTTAATTGATATATTTACACATTTTTGCAATATATTAACAAAGCAATATAACAAAGATTATGGATTTGGCGAACGCGTCCATGCGGTAACATCTGAAAAATTTACTTCAAAAAATTATTCAATCGCAATACCTTATATTATGGCGAATGTTCCTGCAAATGGTTCTGAATATAATGATGTACTGTATAATATATGTTTAACTTCAAAATGTTATTTTGAAAATGGACTTCGTCGAGATGATTTAAAAATAATAATTGAAAAAATAGTAAATGACAATACTATTCTAAAAAATATAGATTTTATTAAAATAAAATACATTTTTCTCAATGAATATATTGATAGAATTTTACAAACACTTAACCATGCAGACCTTATTGAACATTTAATAACACATAACGTAAATACACGTACTGAAATTATACAATTTTACTTACGCCATATTATTATTCCGCGATATATGTACATAATAGAAAATCGATTAAGTAATTCATATACAGATGTTGTATCAGATCATAATTCTTTATATAAAATAGCCTTTTCAGGAAGCGTTAATATGTATGTCCCACAGTTCGATAAACATAAACATAATTTTTCGGGAATATGTAAAGATGAATTATCATATGGAAGTGTTATGTGTGCGTTAAAATGCATAATAAATCCAGGTACGGTTATAGTTATTCCGTGGACAGCCACCATTTATATCTTAAATGAAATAATGAATGTATTTATATCGGGTAAATATGATGTATTAATCGATAATGGTGCATTATTGAAAAATTATTCTATTAGTGATATTTACGAAAAAGTTATAAAAAATGATAAATACGAACATAAATCAATGATATTTGTTGATAATGAAGGGTTGTTAAAAATATATAATAACGGTAATATACACGTGCACCAAAATAATACGTTTGATACAGACTTGTTCTTCGTTTATTATAAACACGCTGATTGTATTGGTATTGATATAAAACAACCGCCAATATTAAAAGTATTAACAACAATTGCACATTTCAATAGACTGACCGATACTGCACAGGGAGTATCCAGAGCACGAAATTTAAATAGCGGACATGTATTAGATTATGTCATTGTTGATAATTTTGAGTTCAGTAACACAAACGAACTTACGCCACATGGATTATATTTGTATTTAGAATCAAATGAACGTAAATACAAACAATCAATGAAATATAATATGCTTGTGCATAATATCAAAGCTTTAAAAAGGAAGCAAGGGTATTCAAACTATTATGAAAAATGTTATAATAAAATTAGTACAAATTATAAAGATTTGAAAAATGCATCGTACCTAACTGATTATTATAAGCGCATGATATGTACAGGTATGACGACCATTGAAATTCCAGTTGAGTACATCGATGACAATAATTTATTTAAAATTGCGCGAGACATTGACGTACATGAATTAATAAACATAAAATGCAATGAATTACAAAAATGTATATCTAGTAATGTAGATCCATCGACTATGCTTCAAGTCAATATAGATATCGAGCGAGAACAAGAACATGCACAAGAACAAGAACAAGAACAAGAACAACAACAACACTTAACACAATTTCATAGCAGAGCATGTTTGCGTAAATTAAATGTTGATATTATATCGTGTGTTAAATATTATCAGTATTTTGATATTAATAGCTTTATATATCAGCCCGATGCATGTATTACTAATAAATATGGAACCCGATTTGGCAATATATATTTGCAAAAATATACGCAATATAGCGCACCCGCACAATTAATACAATTAAACAATGAACTTAATGACCTTTATTATAATTGTTGTATAATATATTCTCCATTGATGTTAATAAGATACCATTACGCATGTAATAATCAAATTTCAAATAGTAGAATTATGCTACAAAACAATTATTATGTCATGTATAAACGTTATATATTATTATTGCATTTTAATGAATATGCATCATTAAAAAAACGCGCTGATGATGGAGAGTTCGATATACCTGATGATTTTATGGTGTATAATAAATTTGGTGAATTAATATATCCAATTAGACCAACACATCACCAACCGAAAACATCTAAATCATTTAGCAAATTAATAGCAACAATATTATTGGGAATACATATTACAATTGACGAATATGTACTTTTAATGAAATATTGCAGAACTCCTGCAATGCAACAATATTATGCCAAATTATTTTGCAATCACATTGAAAGATCATTTTATAAAGATTATATTAATAAAAATATTATACACGCTATATCTGAGAGTTCTCGATATTTTTACGAACATTTATTACAAATGACATCGGATGTTGAAAAAATAAAGGTGGTTGACCAATTATTTGGAATTAAAATAAAGCCTGATGAAATCAACAATTATTTTAACACATTGTTATCGATACCAACAACCGATGATACACCACCATCACGCGTTTTAAGTGAGGTGCCTCATGAACATACACACCAATCGACGATGGAACATAAAACAACAATATATAAAATGAAATATATGAAATATAAATCGAAATACAATATATTAATTAATCGAACATAATGAAATTGTTACGTTATTTTTAACACATACTTTTGAACATACATTATTTTTTGTTAATAAATATAACAATTACCGATAATGTAATAATATAGAACTGTCTGGTAAATATTTATCGTATCACAATACAATATAATTCATTTAACTTGTTTGAATGTAATACTATTAATACTTTGACATAAGTCTATTCTAACAAACTATAGCTTTACTTAGCGTACGATTCGTCGTGCATAATATGCAACGTGATACAATATGTTCGCATATAAATAATGTTTCATTTTAGCAATAATGTAATTTATTTACAATAAATATTTTATGTAAAAGTTGAGTTAATTTTCATTTTTTAAAACCTTTTGAAAATTATGACGCTACTTTTGACTGATTCACGCTACGAAAAATGCTGATCACGATACTGTCATGCTACTGTCACGCTACTATAAAAAAATGATAAAATACGTAAACCATTATATATGTCTACGATACACTTGTTAGAATGCATATTTAATAGTTTTACTATAAAGGTAGCTTCAGTTTTTAGAAAGTCTGAGATATATTAAAATTTATATAACTTTCTAAAAACTGAAGCTACTTAAGCTACCTTTATAGTAAACTATACAATACGCGTTTTAATTAATCATAAAAACACTTATTGTATATGTCTGTATAAAAAACGGTAGCTTTGGAGTAGCGTGATTGAAATAATACAGTAGCGTCAGTAGCGTGATAATCACGAATTGAATATGCTATTCTTAAGATGTATATTTTTAATACCGGGTGATACTTTATCGCATATTTTTATGCTATCGTGTTTAGTGAAATATTGATATATGCCATTTGAAAATGCTCTAGATGATGGTATTGCGCATTTTGGATTATTTGATATAAACCATGTTTTAAAATCCTCATATAACGCACTCGTGTGTATATGCGTGTCTGAATATTCAGTGCGTTCATTTAAATACTGTTTATAAATATTGGCATCTCTGTTTTTTCGAGCATCGTAATCATTCTTATTAATGCGTAATATTTGCAACTCGATTTCCTTCATACGAAGCTGTAATTCTAGTTGCTTTAAATCAAGTTCTTTTTGTTTGGTTTGCTCTTGCTGTTGTTTTAATTTTATTTGTTCAACGTCCAAATGACTACTACATACAAAGTTAGGAAACTTATAAAACTCGTTTAATAACTCCGTTGTAAATACGTATATCTCTTTTTTATCGATATTATCAATTGTTAATTCTGTATACTTTTCTTTTAGATAATCATGAAAACGTTGTTCGCACTGTATATTATCGATCACCTTATAATCAATGAGAAAGAACTTACAATTGTATTCGTGTATTAGTCCTTCCGTACGCTTATCTAATTTATCACCGCTCGTATATCCTATTTTACACGTTAAACATACTTTATCGTCAATATGGTAATTATATGATGTCAAATAAAAGTACAGTATATGATTGTGTTTATCGTCGTTATTGAGCCTAAATGAATGTTTGTTAAATAGCTCTTGTGCTGTTTTGATGTCCGTTTCATTTTGATATACGTTTTGTATATTAATGTTCTTTAACGCGCACATGACATCGTTTGAATGGTTTTTAAAATGTTGTAATTGTTTTTGTTTTGATTTGCTGTTAATGGTTTCGTTAATAGTTTCTGTGTTTGATATGTAATTACCCGTTTTGCGTATGGATGGTAATATATCTTCATACAATGTTTGCTTAAATGTAGTTACTATTGCATTTTTAAGTTTAGATGTTGCAACTCATATAATCCATACTCATTAATGCATGATATATTGTTCGCATTTTTTATTTTTGCATATTTTTCAAACCACCAAAACATTGATATAAACCACCAAAAATAGATTCTAAACCACTCTTGAACCACCAATTTTTTTATAAAAATCGTGTAAAACACATAATATAGTTATTGTATAGTCCATACGAATGCATATTATATTGTTTTACTGTTTTAGTGGTTTGAGTGGTTTAAGATTTTAGAAAGTCTGTGAGATTTTAACAAAATTTTTTTGTATTTTATTAAATAAAAGTTAAAATAAATAGACTTTCTAAAATCTTAAACACACTCAAACCACCGTTTTTACGAAACATGCATTATATGTGTATTAAGTCATATTAAAACACATATAATGTACGTTTCGTAAAAATATATAATAAAATCAGTGGTGTGTAGGTGGTTTGAACATCATATTTTGGTGGTTTATGGTGGTTTATTTTTACTAATCGAATATATCGTTTATATCGTTTATACATCGTAAATTTTTAACACCTACCGTCGAGCTCTTGTTAACTTTTACACTTTTTTCAACGGAAACATATTGCCGAATATTATTTACAAATGCTCTAGATGATGGTATTGCGCATTTTGGATTATTTGATATAAACCATGTTTTAAAATCCTCATATAACGCACTCGTGTGTATATGCGTGTCTGAATATTCGGTGCGTTCATTTAAATACTGTTTATAAATATTAGCATCTCTGTTTTTTCGAACATCGTAATCATTCTTATTAATGCATAATATTTGCAACTCGATTTCCTTCATACGAAGCTGTAATTCTAGTTGCTTTAAATCAAGTTCTTTTTGTTTGGTTTGCTCTTGCTGTTGTTTTAATTTTATTTGTTCAACGTCCAAATGACTGCTACATACAAAGTTAGGAAACTTATTAAACTCGTTTAATAACTCCGTTGTAAATACGTACATCTCTTTTTTATCAATATTATCAATTGTTAATTCTGTATACTTTTCTTTTAGATAATCATGAAAACGTTGTTCACACTGTATATTATCGATCACCTTATAATCAATGAGAAAAGAAACTTACAATTGTATTCGTGTATTAGTCCTTCCGTACGCTTATCTAATTTATCACCGCTCGTATAGCCTATTTTACACGTTAAACATACTTTATCGTCAATATGATAATTATATGATGTCAAATAAAAGTACAGTATGTGATTGTGTTTATCGTCGTTATTGAGTCTAAATGAATGTTTGTTAAATATCTCTTGTGCTGTTTTGATGTCCGTTTCATTTTGATATACGTTTTGTATATTAATGTCCTTTAACGCACCCATAACATCGTTTGAATGGTTTTTAAAATGTTGTAATTGTTTTTGTTTTTATTTGCTGTTAATGGTTTCGTTAATTGTTTTTGTTTTGATTTGCTGTTAATGGTTTCGTTAATAGTTTCTGTGTTTGATATGTAATTACCCGTTTTGCGTAACTGCGGTAATACATCAGACGTGATCCAATGTTTAAATTGTTTTGCAATTGGCTTTTTACTAGACAGTATTAACGAATATAACCCGCTTTCGTTTACGTATATTGTATTTTTTTCATTTCTTTTCAAGGGCGTATTGAATACGCCTTTGAATTTCAAGGGAGATTTCAAATCGCCTTTGAAAAATTCGCTATATTTTTTCTTATCATCATTATCAACATTTATATCAACAGCATTTTTCGTATCCTTATACTCTAACATTAATGCAATGTCTTTGCCCTTGAACCAGTAATCACCATTAATATTAACAACTGTTAATGATTTGCCATCAAACATGTCATTGTGTTGTAAATTTAACATATTATTATTTGTATTATTGATGGTATTTGTTGCATTTATTATTTCATCTTTCTTACAGTGTTTATTAACAATGTCTTCGACATCAACACTATTATTGTTTAATAAGTCGATCAACTCTTTAATGGTAATGTGTTTCTTTATCTTGTTTGGTAACTGTATATTATTGTCTAACTGCGTTAATACAGTTTTTATATTATCCGTTGCATATTTGTTGCTCCTGTTTGTTAGAACCTCTTGCGTCGTAAACAACGAAGTGAAGTAGTTAATTATAGATGTCATTTTTATATAAATGTATAGCGGTCTATATATTTATGTTGTAAAATGGCATATAAATGTACAAATAAATATAATAAATATAATAAATGTGGTGATTAGCATTGATATGTCATACATAAAGTCAAATAATGTCGACAACTTGTCACGAAATTCGTGCGTGATATTATAAAAAATATGCATTTTTCGCGTTATATAACATATTCGTTACGGATAAAATGATAATCATATGCATATATTGTTATAAATATCTGGAACTTTTTTTAAAATTGACTTGTTTGACTTGTTGTTCGTGTTTTTGATGTCCGTTTCATTTTGATATACGTGTTGTATATTAATGTTCTTTAACGCACCCATAACATCGCTCGAATGGTTTTTTAAATGTTGTAATTGTTTTTGTTTTGATTTGCTGTTAATGGTTTCGTTAATAGTTTCTGTGTTTGATATGTAATTACCCGTTTTGCGTAACTGTGGTAATATATCTTCATACAATGTTTGCTTAAATGTAGTTACTATTGCATTTTTAAGTTTAGATGTGGCAAGCAACTCATATAATCCATACTCATTAATGCATGATATATTGTTCGCATTTTTTATTTTGCGTATTTTTTTAAACCCATCCAAAACGGATGGGTTTAAATTTTTTAATTTGTCCATGTATTTATCACTGATTTTTTTTTTGCATGTAATTTTTTAATAAGAGTTAAAATAAATAGACTTTCTAAAATCTTAAACCACTCAAACCACCGTTTTTACTAAACGTGTATTATATGTGTGTTAGATCATATTAAAACACATATAATGTACGTTTAGTAAAAATATCTAATAAATCAGTGGTTTATGGTGGTTTATTTTTACTAATTAAATATATCGTTTATATCGTTTATACATCGTAAATTTTTAACACCTACCGTCGAGCTCTTGTTAACTTTTACACTTTTTTCAACGGAAACATATTGCCGGATATTATTTACAAATGCTCTAGATGATGGTATTGCGCATTTTGGATTATTTGATATAAACCATGTTTTAAAATCCTCATATAACGCACTCGTGTGTATATGCGTGTCTGAATATTCAGTGCGTTCATTTAAATACTGTTTATAGGGACGATCCAGTAAATAATTTGTTTATATTTATATATTTCGTATAATATAAACAAATTATTTACTGGATCGTCCCTATAAACTATTATATGATACGATAGTTTGTATTGTTTATCGAGCCAACCACTTGATTTTCGTATGGCAAATTTTTTTGTACTGTAAATCGATGTTAATTCTTGTTGTATTGGTTCGAGTAATTCGGTGATAAATTCGTTGGTTGGTTTTTCGTCGTAATAATCCTCAAGATCGAAATACGGTTTGTGTATATAGTTTTTTTCAATAATCTCGTATGCCTCTACATATTTAGTGTTTTGAAGGTAATTTATAATGTCATTAATATGTATTAGTTTACAGTCTTGTTTAGACGCACACAATGAACGCGCGTATTTAATCATTGTGTATATATAATATATGTGTAATGACGTATATGGGAATATATTCAATTATTTTATATTATTGTAATATACTATGCATAAAACATATGTATTAGAAGTTGTTCGATTTATAACTGATCGTGATGGAGAAAATGGATGGCTAAATAAAGGCACTAAATTTGAACATGTTGGTTATATGAAAAAACGATTTAGAACAAAAAAAGAAGCATGTGTGTATTATGATAATAACAATAAACACATGCGCGCGCTAAATGCACATAATACGTACAAAAGTGATTGTGATCCAAATACTAAATTAGTGTATGTAGTTCGTGATGATTATTATATATATGGTAATATTGATGGTTTTGAATGTGCGCAGATGGCGTAAAATAGAAGATAATGAATCGGATGATGTGTTGCGTGATTAAATGTTCGTTAAACACACAAAAAATAAATGTATGTGCTATTTATAAAATGATTGATTACCATAACATATACGACATTGACAAATTAACGACCGATATTGCCGATACGATACTAGAACGCAAAATCGATGGGCGGGAAGTTGTATTTATATTAAATTGTACTGAATATTCGCTAAAAATGGTCAGTAATCATGAATTTAATTTATTATATGAATCACATTTACATGTCGCGCTAACTAGAGCTAAATGTAAAATATATGTTGGGCTTGTTAAAAATAATGATGAAATCCATAGGCGACTTAGTAAAACTGGTATTGTTGAATATAAACCAAGTATAAAAATTAAACATATCACGATCGAAAAACTTTTAGATATCGTTAATAAAGAGCATGTGATACAATTATTACACCTTTGCACATTTTAAACGCCGATTTTTGTAATGTTTTTTATTTTATTTCCTGAATATAATAAAAAATTGATTTACTTTTTCATTAATATATTAATTTCATAACTTATATGAACTTTATCAAAATGAACCAAACTAACGGATATATTTATGTTAGAAATCATACATCTTATGATGTTGATGATGCGTGTAAAATGGGTAAGGCAATTAATATTCCTGAAAGAGATACACAATATGCTACTGGTGAGATTAAGAGAGGATATTTTGAAGCGGTGTTTGAAGTTCATATTAAAAAGATGGGGATTGTTGAACGCTTATTACAAGATGAGTTTCGTGAATTAAATGTTAAATATGATGCTGGAACTGAATTTTACAATAAAAAAATTATTACTCTTATTGAACCTTATCTAATTACACTTGGAATTAAATATAAAAAATTATCCAAACAAGAAATTAGTGATTTGGTAAGATGCAACAGAGTAAGAAAAACAATAAAAAAAATAAATATTCAATCATTAATTCATATACTAAAATCCAAGAGAACAAATAAACAAATTGTTTCATACATACCAAGAAACGACCAAACTATTATTATTGGAAAGTCAGTTATACATTTTCAACAATACGATAAAGGTATGCTTGTATTAATGTGTGGTGTAGGAAAAACTCTAATTTCATTATGGATTACACAAGAACTAAAATCAAATACTATTCTTATTGGTGTTCCTAATAAATTATTATTGAAACAATGGGAAGAAGTTATTTGTATTTTATTTCAAAGTGTTCCATATTTAATTGTTTCATGTGGAGTAGATACTGAAAATATAGTGCGATTTTTAGAAAATAATCAAAAAAAGTGTATTGTAATAACTACATATTCATCGGCACACAAAGTATATACTGCGACACAACATACAAGGTTTGTATTTAGTATGAAAATAAATGACGAATGTTTTCCATTTGAAACTGGAATACAAACAGATAGAGGAGTAATTAAAATAGGTAAATTATACAATATGTTTGAGAGAAAAGAAGAATTACCATTAATATTATCATTTAATAAAAATGATAAAAAATTTGAGTATAAAAAATTAACTTATGTATGGCGAAAAGAAAATAAAAATTTATTAAAAATTCAAATGTCTAAAAAAAATATTAAATGCACAGAAAACCATAAAATTTTAACCAATAATGGTTATATTGAAGCATCAAATTTAAAAGAAAATGATTTAATTATATCTAAATATGATACTAATCATATTGATACAATAGTAGCACCTTGTTTAAATAATGACCAATTACAATTAATATATGGTTCATATTTAGGTGATGGACATTTATCATATACATCAAATAATAGATTAAGATTAAAAATTATTCATTGTGAAAAACAAAAAGAATATTGTTTATGGAAAGCGAATATGTTGAATATTAATGAATTAACTTTTATTGAAAAAAATGGTTATTCAAAAAAACCAGCATATACTTTTCAAAGTAAAATATTTGATTTGTATAATGAAATACCAAGAGATACAAAAATAGTTCCAAGTTGGTTATTAGATAAAATAGATAAAAAAGGAATAGCAATATGGTTTATGGATGATGGTTCAGTTAGTAGATATAAAAATAATGATATATCTTCAATAACTATCCATTCTAATAACTATGATGAAGAAACACATATTAAATTTATTAATAAATTCAAAAAATATGATATTGAGTGTTCTTATTCAAAAGTAAAAGAAAAATATTATTGTTTAAACTTCAATAAAGTAAATTCATTAAAATTATTAAATTTAATTACTCCATATATTCATAGTGATTTTAACTATAAAATAAGTAATATCCATTTGGATAAATATGAATGGAATAATAAATTTTTAGAATATGGAACATTAAAAATTACAAAAATAACAAATATTATTAACAATGGTTTCCGTAGCGATAACCCTTATGTATATGACATAGAAGTTGAAGATAATCATAATTTTATCATAGGAACGATAGATAGAAATAATAATAACGATAAATATATTGATGGTCCTATTGTTCATAATTGTCATCATTTAACTACAAATAATATGCGTTTAGCACACACTATAAAAAAATATATTCAAATGTTAAACATTCCATCTGTAAAACAATTATCACTAACTGCTACACTTAAACAATTGGAAAGTATGTGTGATGATGGTATTGTAGTTTCAAATGATAATGTTGAATATTTTGGAGAAATAATTGATAGAAAATGTTTGCTATGGGCGATTAATGAAAATATTATTTGTGATTATGTTATTCAAACCATTATTACAAATGAAGAACAATTAGAACAACAATTATCAAGATTTCATATTATAGAAGAAAATGATAAGAGGTTATTTTTGAGTGCGTTTGCATCGTTGAAAAGCATATTTGACGGACATTCTCATCATTTATTAATATATTCAAATAACAAGGATAATTCGTTGAAATTAATTCAATATATAAAAATGATGATAGACGATAATTACTTTGATATACCTGATTTATATTATTCAAATTATCATAGTGAAATGAAATCAAAAGACCAAAAAGAAATAATTAATAATTTTGAAAAGGTGACGTTTGGAATAATTACGTGTGTCTATTGTTTGGGTGAAGGATGGGATTTTCCATTATTGGATGGTGTAGTATTTGCTGAAAATATGACATCAAATATCCGTATAGTTCAATCCGCATTAAGAGCAAGTAGGAACAACAAAAAGGATACAAATAAAAAAACCAAAATCATTTTACCAATTTTGAATAGAGATGACTGGTTAGAAAATAATGAAAATCCTGATTTGAAAAAGGTAAGAGAAGTTATTTATCAAATGGGCTTAGAAGATGAAACTATTACTCAAAAAATTAAGGTGTTTAGAATTGACATTGAAAAACAAAAACCAAAATCAAGAGAAAAAGAAGAAAGAGAAATTATTGATGATTTTGGTGAATATGACGATGAATTAACACAAAAATTAAGATTAAAAACAATAAAAAGAACTGCACTTGCTACAACATATGAAAAAGCAAGAAAAATAATTGCTGATAAAAATATAAAAAGTAAAGAAAGTTATTATGAATTATGTGAAAGAGATAATAGATTATCCAAAGAACCTGAAATAGCATTCAAAGGACAATTTACAAATTGGATAGAATATTTAAGTATTGAACGAGTATATTATGATTTGGAAACCTGTAAAAATAAAGTAGGTGAGTATTTATCAAATGAAACAAATATTGATTTTGAATTTACAAATATCACAAAATCTTTAAAAATATTAGATAATATGTTTCCTCCTTATGATTTATGGGGTGAATATTATGATATTAATGATTTAACAGAAATATTTAAACACAACAAAAATGAAGAATTAGTAGAGTTTTAGGGAAAGTTAAAAAAACTTGAAAATTTATTGTTATAATAATATTTATTTTTTTATTTAATTAAATAAAAAATTGATTTATAAAGTTATTTATACTTAAAGATATAATCTATATATACTATATATACTATATAATGAGTTACAATTGCGAACATTGCGGACATCAATTTAAACAAAAAATTGATTTACAAAGACATCTTACTAAAAAGAACGGATGCATACCAGTTAATCAAATAATGGAAAAGAAAGAACAACAAACAACAATGACTTGTAAAATACAAGAATTACATAGTTTATTCAAAACTTGTTTAGATGTATTGCGTAATGATGCAGAACATTTAATAGGCGATGAAGCGTTAAATGAATTGTCTCATTTCTTAATTCTTAAACAAGCAGAAAAACATATAGAAAATGGTTTTATTGATATTTACAATTTAGAATTATATAAAGATGGTGTTAAAAAATATGGAAACGAAAAATTTTTAGAATATTTGGAATATGTAAAATTCAGTAAATTAATTGAGTATGTTAAAATTCCAGAGAAAGAAAGTAATATAAAAAAAATATTTGATGTGTTTCTATGGAAAGAAGTATTATCAAAACATCCTAAATTTAAAGATGTATTTGAAGATGGTAAAAAATCATTTATTAAAGAATCAACTACTATTAAAAAAATTGTCATAGCATTAAGTTCTATTGATTTCAACAATTATGATTATGATATATTGGGTGAAGCGTATGAAAGTATATTTGTTGATGCTGTGTTTGGTGCTGGTGGAAATAAAAAAAGTGAATTAGGACAATTCTTCACACCTCAAAAAGTGAAAAAATTATTGGTAAATTTAGTTAATCCAAAATTAAAAGATAATGGTGAAATTGAAAGTGTATTAGACCCTGCTTCTGGAACTGGTGGTATATTAAATACTATTATTAAACATTTTAAACAATTTGAAAAATCAAATCAAATAACAAGTGAAGAATTAAGGCAACAATTAATTAAAAATATTTATGGTATTGAAATAAAAGGAAAAATCTATAATTTATGTTTATCAAATATGCTAATTAATACTGGTGAAATATTACCAAATGTTATATGTGCTGATAGTATTAGAAAATTTCATAATATAAAAGTTGATAATATTATAGCAAATCCTCCATTTTCAGTAACAATAAATTATGATGAATTATTAACATCACTTGGTAGTTTAGAAATATTAGATGATTATATACCTATAAAAACAGGTGGTAAAAATTCTGAAGTTTTATTCTTACAAATGATGATACATTGTTTAAACATAAATGGACGATGTGCATCTGTAATGTTAGATGGGCAAAAAATGTATGGGTCGTCATCTGGTTATGATAATGTAAGAGAATATTTGATGAAAAGTTGTGATTTACACGAAGTTATATTATGTCCTGCTGGAACTTTTACATCAACCGCATCAAAAACTTGTATTTTATTCTTTACTAAAAAGAAGGAAAGAAAAGATGTAGTTGAAATAACAGGAATAAAAAGAAATTTAAAATTTTGTAAATCTTATTCAACTAAAAAAGTTAAATTTTATGATTTTAATCCAGATACAGAAGAAAAACATTTTATTAAAGAAGTTGAAATGGACGAAATAGCATCTAAAAATTATTCATTAAATTATACAGAATATGGTATTGAAGAAGAAGAAATTAAAAACGAAGCAGGAATTGAATGGATTGAATTAAGTGAAGTATGTAATTTTAGAAATGGTAAAAATTTAACAAAAAAAAATTTAGTTGATGGAATATATCCAGTAATTGGAGGTGGTAAAAATCCTCTTGGAATGCATAATACTTTTAATAGAGATGAAAATAGTATATTGTGTTCTTCAAGTGGTGCTTACTCTGGATATATAAGTAAATATAAAACAAAAGTATGGGCGAGTGATTGCTTTTCAATACATTCAAAAAATAAAGATAAATTACACGAACAATATTTATACTACTATTTAGTTTTCATACAAAATAAAATATATAAATTACAAAATGGTGCAGGACAACCGCACGTTTATTCAAAATACTTACAAAAGTTTAAATTTCCAATTCTATCAATTGAAAAGCAAAATATAATTGTAAAATTTTTAGATAAATTATTTAATATAAAAAAAATAAATCCACAAGATACTTCAAAATATTATAGTGATTTAGATATATTTAGATTATTGTTAGATAGTAAATTTGAAGAGTTTAATTGTTTATTAATTGCACAATCATTTCAAATTAATGTTACAGAATTAAATGATATATCTAACATTACAGATAATTTATTAAAGTTAGAAGAATTAAAAAATACAATTTTATCAAAAATATGTGTTAATGCTGAAGTTATTGATGAAGTTCAAAATGAAATAGTATATGTTGACGAAGAAGTAGTTAATGAACCAAAACCAAAGGTTAAAACGATTGTTAAAAAAGTCAAAAAACCTCTTGTTATTGTAGAAGAAGATAATGAAGTATAATTATTAACATTCATTTATTAGCACATAATTTTTATAACTCTGTAAAATAAATATAATTAATTATAAACATTTTTTTATTCCAAAATTTTATATCATATAATATACTTATTATATAATATAATGCCTACTCATAAAAGCGAAGATTATAAATTATCGGCTGTTGAATATTATTTAACAGCCGATAAATCGCAAGAAGAAGTTTGTAAAATATTCAAATGTTCTGCACGAAGTTTAATGAGATGGGTTGATAAATATAATGAAAATGGTGAAATAAAAAGACACACCCGAAAACCTGTTGAGGAGCCGACTGCTGCAGAAACACGTCGTATAATAGATTTATATTTTCGCAGTACATTCACAACCGATAAGTGTTCAATTGATAAAAATAATAATGTGTACTTGGCAAATGATTTGTATAAAACGGAAAATTTTCAAAAACAACATAAATATGCGTTATTTAAAATATTAGCAGATGTGTATTATGAATATGCAACAAAATATGACGGCTTATTACAAATACCATTAACAGTTAGTAATCGAACGAGTTTATATTTGGAATTATCATGCAACATAGTACAATGGTTCAAAAACAGTTATGAACAAACTACTGATATTGTTTACAGCAAACTTAAAGATGTGTTTTTAGAATTCAAGCAAAGTGATTATTACATTAACTTATCGAAAAATGATAAACGAAAGTATAATAAAACATTTTTTATCAATTATTTTGAAACGAATATATATTTAAAAAAGTATTACACAATGTATCGCGATGCACAATGTGTACGTGGATGGCGTAAAATAGAAGATAATGAATCAGATGATGTGTTTGTTGAATAGCGAAACCATTAATAGTGTATAAACACCAGTATATGGAACAGAAGAGCAACATGTTGAAATATCGTGCAATGGAAAAAATTGAAGTTGTATGCTGTATGTATTCTGTATAAATAATACGTAATTCATTTTAACGAATTCAAATTTACCACTAAGTAACCATTGATCATGTCGGTCGATGGTGCAAGTATGTGTTGTCAAGTCGATATCCAGTCATGAATGGAACACATCCCGTGCATAAGTCAAGCCTCCCCCGATGCACAATATACGTCGACCGTTGTTGCACAGGACAGTACGCGCGCCGTGCCATCGGCACGGACGCCAAGCCACCCCGATGCACAACATACGTCGACCGCTGATGCGCCGGTCAGTACGCTTGTCGAGTCAGCGATAAAAGGCATCATGGTAACGTGCAAAGTATGCGAATCGTTAGCGCGAATTATAACGGATGGTATGTCGAGTCCGCATGCGGCGCGAGCGATAAAAGACATCACGAAAACGTACAATGTATCCGAAGAGTTTGCGCAAATTATAATTGGCGATATGTCGGGTGCAGATATATTAATGCGTGATGATACGATCCGGATTACAAACATAGTATCAACACTCGTACAGTTGAACCGTGAACATATCACGAACACCGTAATCAAACAAGTAACAGAGCTGTTTTTTCCTACCGAGCCTACCGAGCATACAGAGCCAACCACGATTGTTGACGTATACCATATATATTCAGAAGTGATTTTGCATGAATTGGTACAATTAAACTGGTTATCAGATAAGTACAATAGGTTCGATAAACGGTTGATGTGTATATGGGGCGCGTCCGCTGATGAACTACCTGCATACAAAGACGTGTACTATCGTGTTCATGCAAACATTATTGCTAAGATTGTTATGGATGGACATGTCCGCAATTATAACAGTATTGCGATGTACAAATTGGTAACATGTATGAGTTTTGGTAAGAACCATGTTACCGACATAGTGTCTGCTATCCAGAAAATTAACCCACATATGCGACTTGTTGTTACACAACAACCCATAGGACAGTGTCGTATCCAAGTTGCACAACACTGCCCGTTTTGTAAACAACCATGTAATACTATTTTTGATTGCTCGTGCATAGGCGCTGTTGCAACTACTTTAAGTGAATGGGATTCACTGTACCATTATGCGCACAAACCAACGATGTGTAAAACGTGTGGAATCGGGTATGTTGACGGTTTGAGTTGTTGCGTATGTGGAAAAAATAATCGTATATCTCGCATTCAGCATGCACGCTACGGTACAATCAATAGTGTCGATTCCATGTTGTTCCATTACACATCGACAAGTTTTAGTGATGCCCACTTTTTGGACACGACCACGCGACAGTTGTCGTTTTATGTAACAAGCGGTGAGCAAGTCATTGTGGAACATGCAATTATTAGTGGACGTCTCGTGTTTCATGTTGATCCATGCAGTTTTACAAATATAATGTATACAGCCCACGACACCACCGGCAAGTTGGTAAAAGTATACTATTTGACCAACACAACGCCGGATGTAGACCCCACATCAACGTTTTGGCTCGCGCATGGTGATCTTTTTGATAACGAAGATGAGCTGAAAAAACGCAATTGTGAACAACGAAAATATGATGAAATTATTCGCTCATGTCGCGCTCATGGGATGGACTTGCAACCAAATTGCCCAATTACTGATGAAATGCGGTACATTCGGTATGGTTATCGCGTACTACGTACTGCCCGTATGGGCAACTATTGTGGGTTATGTGGTCATTCCCCTGGTGCGCCAGATACAGACGGTTTTATCTATCACACATGCCCAGACACGCAAGCGAAGCCAGATACATTTACAGAAATTCCCATAGTCGGGTGCGTCCCGACCATTGGTATTCCCCTTAAACCATGCCGTAAAGATAAGTGTAGACAATATGTTATTGCGAACTGTTTTTGTACATCGTGTGGGACATCGTGTTGGACATTTTTGACATAATTGGCTAATAAATATAAATATATTAATCAGCTAATTATAGGATTTGTTTAAATATACGGTTGTATATGCATTATATTGCATTGTAATTCGACAAATATTTACTGGACAGTCCTATACAAGAGTGTTGTTATTTGTGCGCGATTGGTTATTTGTAACAGTTTTATTGTCGACACACTTATTTCCAGGTAATTTATGCCCATATACAACATATGTATATGTACCAATTACGATCAAATGGAAAAGTAATTTTATCACATCAATATTTTTTAACCAATTACCACTAAGATTTGTAACATAACCAATACTTGATATGGATGTGAAAATTAATTTCCACTTGCGATATTTGTTATGCGAATACCATAACAAGCACATACATATCAAAAATAAAACATACAATGACGCGCTTATAATAACATCGTGTACCATTTTACCTAAATATGCGTTATTTAAAATATTAGCAGATGTGTATTATGAATATGCAACAAAATATGACGGCTTGTTACAAATACCATTAACAGTTAGTAATCGAACGAGTTTATATTTGGAATTATCATGCAACATAGTACAATGGTTCAAAAACAGTTATGAACAAACTACTGATATTGTTTACAGCAAACTTAAAGATG